TTGTCGGACAGGTTGATACCGAGCAGGAGCCGACGCAAGTTGTCAACCATGACCGCCGCAACATGGTAGATGTAAAAAGTATCGCTATCTAACCCCAGCAAAGTTTGTGCCGGTGTAGCCGTCGTCGGCTGCTGTACAGAAAGGACTAACAAATTCACGCCGTGCAGGATTCCCGGCGCAAGGCTTCCATCAGAGCTTCAATCTCATCGACGAGATTCAGCCGGATATCCATGCGCCCGTCCGGGTAGATGGTGACGGAGTGCAGCAGCTCGATTGAGATTTCCCTGGTCAGCGCCGTAATCCCGGCATAGCTCTTGAATAGCTCAATTACGGCGTTGCTGCCGTCGTCGCTGCCGCTTATTTTGCGCTCCAGCTCCAAGACCGTGCGGGTGATTTTCTCCGCTTGCGCCGTCAAAGCTTTCTTCTGCGCGGCGAAGCTCTCGCGAGAGATTTCGCCCTCCACCAGTCCTTCATAGAGGTCTTGCAGCCGCTTGTCAAGCCGGGCTTTCCGGCTCTGGAGGGTCTGCAACTGTCGCTGCGCCTGTTTGCGGTCAAGCTGCCGCTGCTCCTGCCTTGTTTGCAGAAGCCGGTCTATGCTGACGGCGTATTGGGCATAGACCTGTATGGTGTCGATGACAGCTTCCAGAATATCGGCCTCCGGGACTCTTTCCTCCGAGCAGTCAAAGCCGGTATTCAGCCGTTTCGTGACGCAGCGGTAGGAGCCGTTCTTCTTATTGTCCCGCTGCATGGCGTGACCGCATACGCCGCAGAGCACCTTACGTTTCAGCGGATTCCCGCCACCCGTCATGACTTCTCGCTCCCTGTATTCCCGCATACAAATCTGCGCTTTTTCAAATAGCGCCTCCGACACAATGGCCTCGTGCCTGCCGGGGACGATAACCCAATCATTGCGGGAGATTTTGACCGTGTGGGTGCTGCCCACAATGTCCCGGCTTCGCTTGCCGTACACTGTCTTTCCAATATACCGCTCGTCCCGCAGGAATTTTGCAACCAGATTGGCCGTCCAGAAGTTATCTTCCCGGATGCTGCGCCACGGCGTTCTTGTGCAGCCGGCTTCGACCTTGTAATTCTTCGGGGAGCTTATGCCCTCGCCGTTCAGCGCCGCTGCGATCTGCCATGTCTTTGTACCATCCGCCGCCATTTGAAAGATGCGCCGTACCACGTCGGCGGCTTTCGTATCTACCAGAAGATGATTTTTGTCCTCCGGGTCTTTGACATATCCGTAAGGCGCATAGGGACTGAGAAACGCCCCGCGTTCGGCTCTGGCCTTCTTTGCGCTTTTTACCCTGCGGGAGAGGTCACGGCTGTACAGGTCGTAGATCAGCGTCCGAAACGAGGTATCGAGGCTGTCGATATCCAGCGGATTGCTGCTGTCAAAACCGTCGTTGACGGAAATGAAGCGTACACCGAGGAACGGGAACACGCGGGAGATGTAGTCGCCCACGGTGAGGTAATCACGGCCAAAGCGGGAAAGGTCTTTTACTACGATGCAGTTGATCTGCCCACGCTTGACCTGCTCCAAAAGCTCCTTCACAGCTGGACGCTCGAAATTCGTACCACTCCAACCGTCATCACAAAATTCCAATATTTCAGAGCCGTATAAATCTGCATGGCTGCACACATAATCCCGCAGGAGGCTGCGCTGGTTGGATATGCTCTCGGATTCGTCCTTTTCGCCGGTTCTCAAATCCGCGTCCTCGCTGGATATGCGAAGATAGATCGCCGTTCTCATGCGTCAGCTTGCCTCCCTTCCAAATATGTACAGAGTTCCTTGTATTCGTCCCGGTAGCGGAACACGATCTCAATATTGCTGCCACCGTCCACATACACACGCTCAATCAGCGCCTGCGCCATTTCTTTTGTCAAAACATCCGCGCCCCGGAAGCTGCCGAAGGCCGCAAGGAACGGGTTCTCCGGCGTGTGCGCCGCTTCCGCCGCCTGCCGGCGGGTCAGCGTCTCGATCAGCCGCTCCGCTTCCTCGGCTTCCGCTTTGTAGCGGCGCTTTAGCGTCATATACTCCTGCTCGGTCATGAGCTGATCCACATAGCTCTGATACAGGCTGTCATACAGGCCGTTACAGCGTTTGAGCGTCTTTTTCGCCGCATCCAGTTTGCCTTGCAGCGTCGCAGTCTGCTTTCTGTATTTGGGGGAGCTGTTTAGTCTGCGGACAATGGCTTCCATATCGGCGGCAAGGGCGATCTGGGTTTGAATGGCTTGCAGGAGCATGGGGAACAGTGCGTCCTCCCGGATGTTTTTCAGCGGACAGCTGCCAATGTCGTTGGCGTGGGTCAGGCAGATAAAGGTGTACCACAGCTTTTTTTCGTGGCTCACATTCTTGTACCGCACCAGCGGACGCTTACAGTCGGCACAGCAGACCAGCCCCTTGAGGATGTTTTCGGTGGTTTCCAGATGTGTGAATCTGCCGAGGTTTTCAAAGTATTCCGCATTTCTGCGCTGTGCAAGCGCCTGCACCTTATCAAAGATCTCCCGGTCGATCAGCGGCTCGTGGGTATTTTCAACGACGATCCACTCCTCTCGTGGCTTCTTATACTGCCCCCGGTTTTCGTAGAAGGACTGCCGCTTTGTACCCTGCACCATGTGCCCGATGTACACCTGCCGGGACAGGATGTTTTTTACAGTCTGAACGTACCAGATCACACCGTTGTACTTTTCTGTTTTGCAAACCCCGGTATTATACAGATAGGCGGAGGGCGAGGGCACGCCCTCATCATTGAGCCGCCTTGCGATCTGCGTGAAGCTCACGCCCTCGGCACGCCACCGGAATATCTGCCGGACAACGGGAGCCGTTGCCTCATCCGGTTCCAGCCTGTGTGGGTCGTCCGGGCATTTGCGATAGCCGTAGGGTGCCCACGCGCCGATGAAATCGCCGTTCTTCTGCTTTGCCGCCAGAGCCGAGCCGGACTTCCTGGAAATGTCCTTGCTGTAGACCTCGTTGATCAGATTTTTCAGCGGAACCAGATAACCGTCCGCGCCCCGCTGGGCAGTAAGCGTGTCAAAGCCGTCGTTAACGGCGATGAAGCGCACGCCCAGAAAAGGAAAAATGCGCTCCAGATAGTTGCCGGTCTCCTTGTAGTTTCTGCCAAAACGTGATAGGTCTTTGACCACGATGCAGTCTACCTCTCCGCGCCTGACCGCTTCCATGAGCTTTTCAAACTCAGGCCGTTGGAAGTTCGTGCCGGTCTGCCCGTTATCGCAAAACAGCCCATACAGAGTGAGCGTCGGGTCATTTTCGATGAACCGCAGCAGGAGGTTTTTCTGTCCCTCGATGGTATCCGCGCCGGGTTTGCCGCTGTCTTCCACGGAAAGGCGGGCATAGGCGGCAGCGCGGTATTGCTTCTGTGCCTGTGCGGGAGCCTCCGCTGCCGGAATGACCGGATTTGTCTTTCGTTTGGTTCTTGCCACTTATACCACCTCTCTGATTTGTGACCGGCGCAGGATATCCGTCTGCCACGCAAATTCATCCGCGAAGCGGAAGCGGACTTCCATGCGGTTGTCCTTATAAATAAGGATGCGGTCGATCAGCGCCACGACGATGCTGCGCTCCAATTCCGTAATGTTCAAATGCTCCCGAAACTGCGCCATCCACTCCCGGTGTTCGCCGCCGTGCTCTTTGATCTGCGTGATGGTCTCCTGCAAGGTTTCCATCTGCTTTTCGCACTCGGCGCAGCGCCCTGCGTAGTTCTGCTTGAGCCTCGCGTATTCGTCCCGGTCGATGATGCCGTCTGCAAGGCTTTCATACAGGGACATGAGCAGCTTCTGGAGCCGCTCATGCTCAGAGCGTTTCTTGTCGAGCTGCCGCTGCACCTTCTGGGCTTCTGCGGCTCTCAATGGAGCAGTATCCGTCATGGCAAGAATATCATCCAGATCAACCACGTCCCGGATATACTGCTTTACCGTGTCCAAAACCAGCTGTTCCAGCGCTTCATCGCGCATCCGATGGGGCGAACAGGATTTATCCTGCTTGTGCGCGGCGCAGACGTAGTAGATATACTTTTTATTGCCGGAGGGAACAGTTTTTCGTACCATGCTTGCGCCGCACTCGCCGCAGAACACCATGCCGCTGAAAAGCTGCACGGCGCTGTCGCCGGGGCTGCGGCGGGTATCCAATGAGAGCGCCTTCTGTACGCTGTCAAAGTCCCGGCGCTCAATGATGGCTTCGTGGGTATCCGACACGACCGCCCATTCGTTTTCCGGCTTTGTGACACGCTTTCGCACCTTGTAGCTGGGCGTGGTCTCTTTGCCCTGAATGAGCACACCGGTGTAGACCGGATTTTTCAGGATACGAAGCACCGCATTGGCCGACCATACCGCCTGTGGGTTCGCCTTGAAGGAAGTGGAAAACTTCATGCCGAGAGATTTCTTGTACTCCATAGGCGAGAGCACCCCGTTGTGGTTCAGACGGCTGGCAATGTCCTGCGGACTCATGCCCTCCAGCTTCCACGAAAAGATATCCCGCACGATATCTGCGGCATATTCGTCTACGATCAGGTGGTTTTTGTCTGCTTCATCTTTCAGATAGCCGTAGACGGCAAATGCGCCGATGTACTGGCCGCTCTTGCGTTTGACCTCAAGCTGGGTGCGGACTTTCACGGAAATATCCCGGCAGTAAGCTTCGTTTATGAGGTTCTTGAACGGGATGATAAGCTCGTCCGAAGCGTTCTTTCCGGCGAGGCTGTCGTAATTGTCGTTGACGGCGATAAAGCGCACGCCTAAAAAGGGGAATATCTTCTCGATGTACTCGCCTGCGTCCAGGTAATTGCGGCCAAAGCGTGAGAGGTCTTTTACGATGATGCAGTTGGTGCGTCCCGCCTTTACGTCCTCCAGCATTTTCTTAAAACTCGGACGCTCGAAATTGGAGCCTGTGAAGCCGTCGTCGATCCTGACGGCGTACTCCCGAAGCTCCGGGCGGGAGCGGATAAAGTCCCGCAGCAGCTCCCGCTGCCCGGTGATGCTGTTGGATTCCTCTTTATCCCCGTCGTCCCTCGACAGCCGGAGGTAAAGCGTGGCGTTCCAGATTTTTGTTTCGGTGTTGTGTTGCATATTGCCAGCTCCTTTCCTCCAAAATTGTACCCTGCGTT